GAAACATCATATAACTATGTTGAAAAGCACGCCTTACAGTGAAGGGGTTTACTCCTTTACTCGGTGACTTGTCACCTAGACCTTGTGAAAGACTGGTTTAACCGACTTACCAGACAAAAAAGAGAGGGATTGCGTCCAGTGAGAGGGGATAAGTCAGACTTTGCCTATGTGTCTGCTCCGACAAAATGCAAACGGCGGAAACGCTGGAATAGCTGGACAGCAACGATACGATGACAAACCGACGTTATCGACTGATTGACATTCTACTAGTAATGCAAGGAAAGACATAGGCAATAGGTCTATCTAAATAAGTCTGCTAACTAGTATTCAAATAAATCAATTTAATACAGTATTTAGAAAATAACTAGCACTCATTTGATTATCAGTCCATTTAACCGTTTTATTGAGTTATTCAAGCAATATAATGCACTGATAAAGCAATGTATTACTCGAATAAAGCAATATAACACATCTATTCAAAACAATGCTATTCACTCATTTTTTCTCACATTCTAAGCACTTCTAGGAGTTTAAACCATGTCAGACATTCAAAAAGTAGAAGCAAACATCAAAGCGCGTATTGCGGAACTTACAAACGTTAACCGCATCGTTTCAAACGCCGTTAACTTAATCAACGATGTCGAGATCAAAGGCGGTCATGCTGGCCCGGTTGCTGAAATCCTCGGATGGTTATCTGGATTCAGTCAGTCGCTTACAGGTCAGATTAAGACTTTAGAGTCTAGCTTGCCTAAAGAAGAGATCAAAGTCGTTGAACCTGAAGTAGTTAAGGTCTAATGTATAAGGATCTTACTAGACGTCGAATAACGCACGCTAAGACCGAAAAGCGTTTGGTTTTACGAAACCGTACTTTCATTAGAGAGTTTAAAGCCGGTAAACCATGTGTTGATTGCCGTCTAGTTTGGCCCCATTATGTAATGGACTTCGATCATCTGCGGGATAAAGTAAATACCGTATCTGTAATAGGCAAGAAGGGATCATTAAGTAGAATACAGACTGAAATAGATAAGTGTGAGTTAGTCTGTTCTAACTGTCATAGGATTAGAACTTATGGTCGGAGAGGTTTGGAGACGGGGGTACCCCTATGACCAGTATGCCCATTCCTTTCGGCCTGGAGATTTTGCCCCCACATTGCCTCACACACACGAAGTATTTTATGGATTTTGAAAAACCAACTAGTCTTCTCATACCGTTATTTCTCATAGTCTGGATGATCCTTCTCAAATTCTTTTTGTAATGCGTCGTCTCGCGGTGAAACATGCGTAGAATAACTCTTACACGCCTGGAATCCTCAGATCACGGTACTTTTGGTACCATCCAAGTTCCAAACGGCGATTACTTGAAATACTTCTATACAGGCGAATTAAATTGGCTGGATAACCGGTCAAACGTTAGTTGCGTTCCGCCAGGCATCTATCAATGTATCTGGATATACTCACCTCGGTTTAAACGAAATATGTACTTGGTGAACGGGGTTAAGGATCGTGCAGGAATCCGTATACATTCCGCGAATCTGATGGGAGATGACACCAAGGGATATAAACGTCAGCTTAATGGCTGCATTGCTCTTGGAGAGAGGTTAGGTTCTATAGATAAACAAAAAGCCTTACTTTTGTCTGCACCTGCCATACGGCATTTTGAGACACTTTTAAATGGTGAACCTTTTGAATTGGAGATTAAGTAATGGATTTTTTGGGACTCATAACATCGGCTTTTGGTGGCGGATTAACCGGTTTGATCGGTGGGGCCGTAGACAAGGTATTTGCCTACAAAACCAAGAAGCTTGAGATTGAGCAGAACCGGGAGCGCTTCGCGCATGAAGTCAATATGCGAAAAGCCGACGCTGAAATAATGGCTCAGGAATGGGCGGCTCGGACGAAGGTGGCCGAAATAGAAGGTGCTGCTAAAGTCGAGGTTGAAGACTCTAAAGCCTTTGCAGAGTCACTTAAGACTGAAGATAAGAATTACTTGGATTATCTGGACAAACTGAACTCCAAGCAAGACTGGTTCTTCGTAATTTTAGAATTTATCCGTGGTTCCATCCGACCTGGACTCACTCTTTACCTCTGTGTCCTGACCACCCTGCTCTATTGGAAAGCGTCTCAACTGGTACCATCTGTCATTGATGTCGCTAAAGCCCTTGATATGGTGAATTCCATAATCAACACAATTTTGTACTTAACGACAACCTGTATTTTATGGTGGTTTGGCACAAGAAATACCGAGAAACGAAAATAATTGAGGAGATTAAAATGAACTACGAGAAATTATTCTCGCACATTATAACCGCCAGTCTTCTGGGTCTAGCGGGATTCTATCAAAGCGCAGCTTTCGCATATGCGGCTGTTGCTTCACTTGCAGTCGGAAAAGTATTTGAGATCTATGCTCGCTTACTTGCCGTCAAAGAGCAGAAACCCGGTATCAATGAAGAAGTGAAACGAGCCATTCAGGATATGAATGCTCGTGTAGCTACTTTGGAGTATGGCGTTAAGACCAGGGGGTTCTAAGTCATGCTTACATTCGGAACTTCTGTATTTGTAAATAACATTTTGGCGCTTCGCGCCTTCTACACTTTCATTTTCAACTATACGCTACACGAAAAACCTTCGTTCCTTGAAAGAATATGGCTTCCTCGTCTTAAAGCCTGGATTGAAACCCGCGCCGTTAAGACGATGAACGAGTTACTTAATGACACCGATGCGAAATTCGCCTCCGTGTCATTAAATGATGTATCTGGGGACTTCTTTGCGGTTCTGTACCTTGTCCAGAATCCGCAACTCGTTGTCGAAACAAAGACCGGTCACGAATTATTCCAACAGTTAGCGCAAATGGCACTGGAATTTGAGAAGGTTCGTAAGCCACACTTATCAGATTATCAGTACAAAAATGGATAAGCTGACCCAAACCGGGAATATTAAGAAAGGACAAGTTCTTAATCCGTATGGTAGACCGGTTGGATCGAAAACGAAATCGAAAAGTCCAGACATTAAGACTCGTCTTATGGCTCGACATAAGGTTCATCCAGCAGATAAGTTAGTCAATCTTGCCAATGGTTTTGAGATGAGCGGCAAATATGAAGAAGCTACGAAAATTTGGATGATGCTCTTGAAATACTGCGAATCACCAAAGAAACAAGTGGTCGTTAAAGAAGAATCTGAAACGCCTACACCCTTATCGTCCGAACTAGCTGATAAAATCTTAGAGGAATTTGAAAATAATGGATCAAACTCAGGTAAAAGCGATAAAAGAAATGGCGTGGCGGAAGGGCCGACTGATGTACCTTCTGAAGCCAGCGCAGAAGAAGATCTACCAGGACATACAAGCGAGTAAAGAGCTTATTTACGTCGTCAACTGTTCTCGACGACTTGGAAAGACATATGTTATGTCTGTTATCGCCATTGAAGCCGCACTTCAGCACGAAAACTTTCAAATTCATTTTGGCGCTCCATATCAAAATGCCTTACGAGACTTTCTTCTACCGATTTTCAGACAAATTCTGGAAGACTGTCCTAATGACCTACGTCCGACTTGGAAACAACTCGAAAGCAAATGGGTTTTTAAGAACGGTAGTTACATTAAGTTGTGCGGGGCTAATAATGGTCAGTTCGATAACCTTCGCGGCAATAAGTCTGATCTATTTATCCTTGATGAGTGCGCTCAAATCGATAAAGTCGATGATGTGATTCACGGCGTTGCCATGCCGCAGCTGCTCAGCAGCACGAATCCAGACAAAAAGATAATTTTACCAAGTACTCCGCCCACAACGCCGGATCATCCGTTCAAACGGTATGCCGAAGATGCAAAAGCGGTGGGGGCTTATTCTCACTTTACGATCTATGATGCGGGTTATTCCGAAGAAGAAATCGACCGTATTGCTGTTAAGATTGACGGCGGAAAAACATCTACATATTTTCGACGGGAGTACATGGCAGAGTTTGTAGTTGAAGAAGAACTACAAATCGTTCCAGAATGGAACGCAAAGTACATTGGAGAGGTCGAGAAAAACGATCTTTTTCAATTTTATACAATTGTCGAAGGTTTAGATATCGGATATCGAGACTTTACGGCCTTTATTCTAGGTTATTACGATTTCAGTAATGCGAAATTAGTTATTGAACACGAATTTGCATTACGCGAGAATGATTTCACTACAGAAGTCCTCGCAAATGGCATTAAGGGTCTAGAAGATGAGTACAAGAAACTTAATACAACGCGCATACGTCGGATTTCGGATAACAATAATCTCAATCTTATTGCAGATTTGTCCCGCTTACATCAGCTACCTTTTGGCCCGGTTTCTAAAAATACCGGAAGTGGAACGGATCGTAAGGGTAAAGAATGGATGGTAAGTCAAACAAGAAAGTGGATCAACGATGGCAAACTCACTATCCACCCGCGTTGCAAAATGCTTATAGCATCATTGGAGTTCGGCATTTGGAAGGAAGGTCATTCCGAATTCGCAAGAAGCGAAAAGCTCGGTCACTACGATTTCATAGACGCCCTGATTTACTTAATTGCTGGACTTATACCAACTGTTCAGAATGTAAATCCTGTTCCGCCTTTATACAAAATTAATGTAGCTACTACGATGTTTCCAAATAACCGGTTGCCGCTACAGCACGAAAATCCGCAAGATGCGGAACTTCTAAAAATTTTCCGGCTAAAATTTAAAGGATAATCAATGCCTTCAGGAATATATTCTATTGTTAATCTTATTAATGGCCATCAATATATTGGAAGTGCCGAAAACATACAAATTAGATGGGTTAAACATAAAAGTCAATTAGAACTGAATAAGCATAAAAATTTACATCTACAAGCGTCATATAATAAGTATGGCGCTGTGTTTGAATTACGGATTTTAGAAATAATTAATGATTTAGATGGTTTAATTCCCGCAGAACAACTATGGATAGATTACGCAAAAGGTTTAGGTATAGTTTTATATAATATTCGAAAAAAAGCGGAAAGTAATAAGGGTATTAAATTTTCTATTGACGCTCGAAAACATATTAGTGAATCAAAAAAAGGTAAAGCTATAGGGATTCATGCCGGTCATTATACTTGGTTGGGACGTAAACATAGCGAAGAAACTAAAGCTAGAATGAGAAAACCTAAACCTTTTGGTTTTGCTGAAAATATGTTAGGAAGTAGAAATCCTAATTTTAAAACTGGAAAATATCAAAAGGTAGATCATTGTGAATAAAAATTTTCAAGATTCGTATTGGGCAGCTAATCCAGATATTCTATCTTTAATTAGTGAATTAGGTCAACGTATATCAGATTTTGACCGACACATTGATATGTCAGGCCGCTGGCTTACTGCCAGGGATCTGTATTATAATTACTATTTGGTCAATGAATCGACCTACACTTTTCCTACTTATGGCGCTGATGGGTTTAAGCGTCTTAACATAAACCATTTCCGGGCAATCCTCAAGCACTTGCTGTCCTTGGTGACGGCCCAAAGAGTTGTACCGGAACCCATTGCTACAAATACAGACTACAAATCTCAAGCTCAAGTTAACTTCTGTAAGAACATTCTGCGTTATCTTAATAAAGAGAAGAAAATGGACGCGCAGTTCCAAGAAGCTACTGAAACGGCTCTCCTTTTGGGAGCCGCCTATATTGCGAGAGAGTGGGATGCTCGGCTTGGTGACAAGTACACCACTGACCCCACAACCGGTGAAGAAAAGTTCAAAGGTGATGTTGTAACCGGCGTTTATAACTGGCTTGACGTTATTTTTGACTTTGCAGAAGGTTCTTATGAAGCTGGTAATTGGACGATTTTACGAAAATATGTTAATCGTTGGGATTTGATTTCCAAGTTTCCAGCCCATGCAGATGCGATTAAAGCTATGTCAGTCGCTCCTGAAGTTAAACGACATAGACTCGGCCATATCATCAACGAAATCAACAATGATTTGATTCCGCTTTATACATTCTACCACAAACGAACAGCTGCACTTCCTAACGGTCGAACAACTCTTTTTCTTGACAGTAATACTTGCTTATTTGATGGTGGTTTGCCGTATAAACGGGTACCAGTAGGGAGGATCGCTGCTGATGCTCAAATTGATACGCCTTTTGCCTATTCGATTTCAATGGATCTTCTTCCGATACAAAAGGTCTATAATGCTCTTTGTTCTGCTGTCTGCACTAACCAAGCTGCTTTTGGCGTACAGAATATTCTTATACCTCGTGAAGCTGCGATTTCACTGACGCAACTGACCGAAGGTTTAAACGCCATTTATTACGATCCGTCTGTTACTCAGGGTGCAAAACCAGAAGCTTTAAATCTCCTGATGAACAAGAAAGAGGTTTTCGATTGGATCGACTATCTCGAAAAGAAGATGGCACAAATTTCAGGGGTGAATGAGACAATTCAAGGTCAACCCGAAGCTAACCTTAAAAGTGGTACAGCACTCGCCTTTGTAGCCTCACAAGCCCTGACTTTTATTAATCCTTTATCTCGTTCTTATCATGATTTAATCAGTGATACTTGGACTGGTATTCTCGACATTATCAAAGAATATGCTACAACCCCGCGAATGATCATGATTTCCGGTCTTTCTAATAAATCTGAGGCGCAAGAGTTCAAGAATACAGATATTGAAGATATTGATCGAGTTATTGTTGAAGACGGCAATCCTTTAACTCAAACGCTAGCTGGTCGTATTCAAGTTGCTCAAGATCTAGTTCAAGCCGGTCTTGCAACTAAAGAAGAATATCTGAATGTCCTAATGACCGGTCAACTTGAACCTGTTTATCAATATGAAAATGCCCAAGTTATGCGAATCAAGGAAGAAAATGAAGCCCTTCAGAAAGGTCAACCTGTTAAAGCGATGTCTACCGATAATCATCCTTTGGATATTCGGGAACATCTTGTATTGTTGAATTCTCCTGAAGTCCGTAATGACCCGAATCCGAATAATCCAGTCAAACTTGCCGTTACGCAACATGTTCTTGAACATATGAATATGTGGAGTATGCTCGATCCTAGACTTGGAGTAGCTTTAGGTATTCCACCGGCTCCACCTCCGCCAGTAATGGCAGGGATGATTCCAGGCGCACCGCCAGCACCGGGCGCTCCTGGTTCAAATAACGGCAAAGAAAATCCTGCCGGAGCCAAAGCACCTGGAATTCCTGGAATGGCTGCAAATCCTCAACCGGGTTCTGCACCAGTAATTCCACCGCCGAATCAACCAGCTTTACCGCCGGGAAGTCCGGCAATGAATCAAGATGCTGCCGCTAAAATGGCCGCAATGCCGTCATCCCGTTAATTCTTTAGGAGAATAAAAAATGTCCAATATATTGTCAGGAAGTTTCCCGCTACTTACATATCGAAATATTGATGTACAAGTGACCGGCTCTGTTGTAAAAGCCTTTGCCGGTGGAATCTTTGATTTGTCTATTTCTAATGCCAACGCTGCGGCTCGCTTTTTAAAGTTATATGATAAAGCAACGGCCCCAACTGCTTCAGATACACCGCTTCGTACTTATTATCTTCCACCTGCCTCATTAACTCCAATTTCTATTCCAGACGGTATTAAGTTTGTGAACGGCATCAGTCTTCGCGCATCTACATTAGTTGCGGATAATGACAACACAGCGCCTACAGCAAATGATGTGATCGTAAATATTGGTTACCAATAAATTT